TGCCTCGATGGCTGACATCCGGGCATTTCGGACCTGGTAATCGGGAATCAACGCAGCGGCTGCTTCTTCGCGCTGGTACCAAGCCGTGGATCTAGCTGGATCATCCAGTGTGCCGTCTTTCTTAGCAGCCGTCCGACGGAGGTCGTAGCTCTGCTGCTCTTGGATCCCAGCCATCTGGGCTTTCTGGGTGTTGTCCTGGATCAAGCCTTGGTTGGCCTTGGCCACCAGCTGGTCTAGGTACGGGTTGCCGCCGAGGGTGTTAAACAGGCGCAAGGCTTCATTTGGTGTGCCGTCAGCCTTGGCCCGCTGGTCGATGGGCCCGGTCATGACACGGCTCAGTACAGGCCTGAGCACTGCGTCCATGTCGCCGCTCAAGAAAGAAAACGAAGACAGTTTTGCGGCTGAGGCAACTTCCGCGGCAAAGCCTTCAAGAAGATCGTTGGTCAATTTTGTTTTCGTTTCTTCTGGCAGGGGAAGGATTCTGATGGCGTCAAGGCTTTGCTGCAGCGACAGGGCTGCGGCGTCTTCAGCACTTTCAGGATTTCCCGTGGCGCGTTGCAGCACGTACTTCTCTGCGGTTTTTTGCGTGTTGACCGTGACCTGGCCTGTCAACCCGGCAGCCTGGGCCGTGTTGTATTTCTTCCGCTGGATCTGGTCGGCCTGAAGCTGCGCCTGGACAATGATGCCCTGGTTTTTGGTGTAGCCCTGGGGCGACATCATTTGGCCGCCGAACAGTTGCTCGTCCCGCCACGCCAAGTACCTAGGGTCGTCGGTCGACAGGGTGTTGAGTTCAATGTTCTTGCCATCCGCCCCCTTGATCACGGAGGTGTTGGCTATCCGATCCGGCAGGCTGAGTGCTGCACCCTGAATTGCGTTCTGCTCAATGGAACGCTCCAGCCAATACTTGCCAACCGAGGAGTTCTGTTTCTCTCGGACGATCTGCAGCATGCGGGCTGCATCTGGGTTTCCCAGGGCCGCAGCTTTCTCCAGGTTGGCGGCTAGGTCAGCGATGCCACGGGCTGGACCAAACCTGCTGGCCTGGCCAACAAAGGCCCCAGTGGCGGCCTCTTGCCTCTTGTCCTCCTGCTGCTTGTTAGCAAGCCACGTCTCACCAAAGCTCTGCAGAGTTGTGCTGAACCCGCCCAAGGCCCGGGACAGGTTTGCCAGATCTTGGCCGGGGCTCGGCAGGTCCGGGGGCGCAAAGAACTTGGGGGCTCCACCCAGCGTCGGTGCCCCTGCCCGCTGGAACGTATCAACCGGTGTCGCCCGGGGCTGCAGGGACGGGGCATTGATCGAGCCTTGAGCCAAGGCCTCGCCAGACGCATCGGTGGGGATGCCACCCAGGAGCCGTGCGGCTGAAGTGCGGCTGACCTCGCCGTAGGACTGACCGGTGGATAGACGTGCCATGGTTTATGCCGGTTTGAAACCCCAGTAATTTGTCTTGAGCCCAGCGCCCTTCATGGACGAAGCTGTGCTCATGCCAGTGCTGACCCCGCTCATGACAGCACTGGCCCCCTGCAGCAAGAACGGCAGCTTGCTTGGCTTCGCCTGGTAAATGGGTTCCAGCGGATCCAACACTGGTTGCTGGATGTACGGCTGCTGGCTGGCGATCCTGGATCCACGTTCAGCTGCGACCCCTTGTTTCTGGAGCTGGATCTGTTGACCAGTGAACGCCAGGTTCTGGCTGGTGGCGTAATCAAACTGAGCCTGTTGTCGGCGGAAGTCAGCCACCAGGTTGTCGACAGTGTTGCCCAGGCGGCCGGACGCGATGATCTCGCCCCGGGCCTTGGCCCCTGCAATGGAGCCTTTCTGTGCCTCTTGGCTGGCAGCTGCCGTCTCTTGCATCAACCGGGAGTTGAGAGCTGCGATGTCGTTGGCGTAGGCGTTGTCCGCCATCAAACGGTTAATCCGCATTACCTCTTCCTGCTGATTGGCCCGCATCTGCTCAAAGTTCCGAGTTGAGCTGGCCTGCATCTGCTGGAACTGGAACCCTTGCCGGGCCTGGGCGTTGGCAAAGTCGACTTGCTGCTGTGCGGCCTGGGCGCCAGCCACCGCTTGGCCGATGCCAAGGCCGGCGCTGACGACGCCCATGATGATTGGGATTGGTCCACACATGGCTTTAGATCCTCACGAACTCATGGAACAGCCGACCTTCTGTTCCGAATCTGGGATGCGACGAGATGAAGGTGAACCCCATCCACCGCAACCATTTGATATGCACCACGTTACGAGCATCTGCAAGATTGAAAAGCACCCGGTAACGGAGTTGGACCCGATCTAAGTGGCCCCTGGCTTCCCGCAGGAACCGCATGGAGTTGAGACGATCCCGCACCAGGTCGTCAGTGCACAGCATCCAGACGGCACCGACGTCGGATCGTTGCGGCACGACGCCCCACATGCCCATGGGCCTGCCATCTCTGCCGATCATGGTCATGCAGGGGCTCCCTTGGAAAAAGCTGTGCAACAGGGACTCCTGAGGGGTGTGGCCTGAGTGTGCCCGCACCTCAGCCACGTCCTCCTCTCGCATGAACTCGGCCACATACGGAATATCGGCAACCCTGGTGGGCCTGGTGTACGCAGAGGTCACAGTCGTGAGGCTCGGGTGTGGTACCAACCTTCCCACTCTGCGGACTGAAGGCGACACGGCAACGGGCTGGAGCTGACGACCTCGATCTTGGCCTCAATGTTCTGAGCCATCACCGGCACCCGGAACTTGGAGGTGCGGAGAGCCAATTCACCCAAGCTGATCTCCTGGTCCCCGATCTCAAAGCCGGTGTACGGGTAGACCTGGGTGTCCCGGCCACGGGGGGTGATCTTGACGCTGAACGACGACGACTTGTCGAACAACATGGTCCAGGTGCGCAGCTGGAGCTTGGGCCCTGAGATCACAGCCATGCCACCGCCCGGCGGCTGTTCTTTCAGGTACTGGGTGCTGAACTCGTACAGCATGGGGTACAGCTCACCCACAAAGAACTTGGCGCCAGTCAGGTTGCCCCGGACCGTGAGGGTTCCGTTGCCACCAGCACCACCAGCAGCGGTCGACGACAGGAGTTGAACGACCTGGCCGTGCATCAAGCTGTTGCCAGCAAAGGACCGGCCGACCACAGCCATGTTGCTGGTGCTGGTGTTGATGGGGTACGGCAGGGTGATGGTGCTTTGGACATCGAGACCACTCGGCGTCGTCAACGCCACGGTGCAACTGGCCTCCGTGGTCTTGCGATCCACCAACATCTCCACCGTCGCGCCGGCATCCACGGATTCTGGGTGCGTCACGATCTTCTCCAGATAGACACCATCGGAGTACTCGACCACGACATACAGATCGCTGTCGACCAGGTCGATGCCAATGACACTCTTGCCGGCGTTGGACTCCCAGTAACTCCAGGCACTTTGCAGCTTGTTGTCTCCCTGGAACAGGAACTTGTAGAGGTAGATGCGCCTTGGTTGGCTCTTGGCCACGGCATAGACCGCCTCCTCCGCTGCTGTCGCAATCAAGTTCGACAGGTCCGCCGGCAAGAGTCGTGGCACCGCTGCTGTCACCTCCTCCGACGTTGGCACCGGGCCTGATGCATCCGGCAAGAAGAACTCCCTCAGCCCGCCGTACTCGCCCCTGGGCACCGGGAAGTACATGGTGCGCCCCACGATCACCGGGTCCACTGCTTGGCTCATCTCAAACGCTGTGATCTGGGTGATGGTCGCTGTCTTGGGTGTCAACGACGCAGCGACTGCGTTGCCACCACTCAACCTGAACTGGCCATTGCGGCTGAAGAGCAGCAACACGTCGGCAAAGGCCAGGCTCGACGTCAGCAGGTTGATCTTTCTGCTGCCGGCACTGAGATCAATGGGGTCAGAGTCGACCACGGTCTGCACAGACTCGGGCCAGAACCTGTCGTACGCATCAGCTGCCGACAGGATGACGTTTTCGTCAGCCAACAACGCCAACCGGTTGCGGAACAGGTTGATGTTCTGGATCGTGGAACCAACAAAGCTCGGGTTCGGTGCGGTGATGGCATCACCAGCCACCCGACCGGACCACGTGAACTTCCGAAACGTGAAGGTGCCGTCGGTCTCTCGCACCAACACGTGCGGCATGGTGGTCGCATCAAACAGGTACTGAATGGCAGGGCCCACGGTCTCCTGCCAGACGCCATGGCCAAAGCCTGAGCCTGCGGTGGTCACGAACTTCACGTAGTAATCGTCAGCCCCAGTGGCTGCGGCCCCAAGAATCTTGACGATGAAGCCATGCTCAGCGGTGGTTGGCAGGTCGCTGATGGTGTCGATCGTGCCCTTGATTGGCACAATGGCCAGACCTGTCTTGGTGTCTGAGCTGCCAAGCGTGTAGTCGGTGCCGTCGTTCTTGGCGATCCGAACGACATACTCGCCTGCTCCGTGAATAATGGTCCAGCTGGCGCCCAAAGCCGTGGCCAAGGCCGCCTTTAGGGCAGTGGCGATTTCAACCGTGCTCGGGCTGTAGTTCGGCTGGTAAACAACAGTGCAGTTGCCAGACGTCGTACCACCCACCGGGTCC